GAGGCGGGGCAGCCTACCAACTCCGAAGCGTTGCTAACCGCGCTGCTAAAAGATAAACCTTATCTTGCTGGCAGCGGTTCAAGCGCGATGAATCCGGCAAAGCGGGTGGTGGATGACATCGACCCGATTTTATTGGCGGCACGGAAAGCCGCCGGACTCGGAAAGGGTAAATAATGGCAAACTCTATTGCTTTAGCAACTAAATTTCAGCCTATTTTGGATGAAGTTTACAGAAGCGCATCACTGACGGCGTCGATGGACGCGCAGACCAAGCCCGTCAACTTCGGCGGAGCGTCTGTGGTGAGCGTATTCAAAACCTCCGTCGTGGGTATGGGCACGTATTCACGCGCAACTGGTTATCCTGCCGGCGATGTGACCGGCACGTGGGAAACTTTGACGCTGTCTGCTTCTCGCGGACGCGCGTTCAGCATTGACCGCATGGATGACGAAGAAACATTAGGTCAGGCGTTTGGCACGCTGGCGGGTGAATTTATCCGCACGCAGGTTGTGCCAGAAGTGGACGCTTACCGCTTCAGCAAGTATGCAAGCTGGTCTGGCATTACTGAAGTGGGCACTCCGGCGACACTGTCAACGGCTGCGGCTGTATTGGCCGCGTTTGACTTGGCTATGACTTCGCTGGACGCGAATCAGGTGCCGTCTGAAGGGCGTAAGCTGTTTGTGGAAACTGGCATTTACAACCTGCTCAAGGCGAGCATCACCCGCTCATTGCAGAATGAGAACGGTGTGGATCGGCGCGTGTTTGAGCTGGACGGCGTTGAGGTTATTCCTGTACCGCTGACCCGCTTCTACAAAGGTATCACCTTGAACGATGGCAGTGTCTCCAGCACTGGCGGATACTCCAAGACCAGCTCAACCGGCCGGGACATCAACTTCATGCTCATGCACCCAAGTTCTGTTCTGCAGGTTACCAAGCTTGCTGACCTGAAGGTGTTTGCTCCTCAGGAGAACCAGACTGCGGATGCCTGGTTATTCCAGTACCGCTTGTATCACGACGCGTTCGTGTATGATAACAAAGTCACGGGCATCTACAGCCATATCAAAGCTTCTTAGCGGGGGGCTGATATGGGACTGAAACAAGTTCAAATTCAAGGCTGGCTGAAGGACGTAAGTGATAACTTCGCGTCTATCGGCCCTGTTGGAACGGACATCGGGCTGGGTAACCTGCGGGTTGCCCGGTTCGTGTATGATGTCGCAGCGGTTGACAGCGATGGCGTATCAAACGCCACCGTTGCTGCGCATGGGACTGGCGTTACGCTGCCCGCTTATGCAATTGTGGTAGGCGGGTTCTTTGATGTGAACACCGCGTTTACCAGCTCTGCGTCGGGTGAATTAGCTATCCGCGTTGAGGGGGCTGGCGATATTCAGGCTGCAGCTGCTGTTTCTGGCGTGCCTTATTCTACAATTGGTCGTAAGGCAATTGTGCCAAAAGCGAATACACCGGAATCCACGTCTATCAAGACCAGCGCGGCAAAGGAAATCACTTGCACTGTTTCGGTTGGAGCGTTGACGGCTGGTAAACTAACCGGTTATCTTTACTACGTCGAAGGAATCGCTTCGGCGTAAGGAATGAACTATTGCGCTGCAGCTCTGACAAAGGGCTGCAGCGCGGTACATATGGAGTATGTAGATGGCACGAGCAGCAATGACAGGATTGATAACGCTGGTACGCGGGCTGATAAACGACCCGGGGGGGTCGTCTCAACAGTACACGGACGAGGCGATTGAGGATCAGCTTGACCTTGCGCGCGAGTACCATCACATGAGCGCGCTGACTGCGCTGCCGGAGCCGGCAGGTACTCAGCTTAAATTCAAATCCGAACATCGGTATTGGGAAAGTGACGTTTCGCTTTCAGATCCTGCTGGCGCTGTCCTTACGCCTGCAAGTTCAGACCCCATCAGCGGCTATTTTGTCTTTGGAAGCACGCAGAGCGCGGTTTACGCGACCGGCTTCACCTATGACGTTTATGCCGCGGCCGCGGAGTTGCTGACCTTGTGGGCAGGCAGAATTGAGCAGGATGTGCTGAAATTCAGCGCGGACGGAAGCAGTTATGAATTCAGCGGTGTTCGGGATGCAAAGCTGCGCCTGGCAGCGCAGTACAGGGCGCGTTCAAGTACATTTGGTATGATGAGCGCGACAATGGTGAGAGATGACCACTACACTAATTAGCGCGGACGCGCTGGAAGCCATGCAAGCCGCGCAGAACAGCAACTTGCCAGAGACCGCGTACATTCAAAGCCTTGCGGTGACGAACGGGGCGGACGGACAGGCGGAAGCCTGGACAACCTATGCGACCGTAAACGCGCGGCTGGGAGAGCCGAAAGGCGAACTTGAGAAGCAGGTTGCTGCAAGTATTCTGGTTGGAAAGGTAAACGTGATCACGCTGCCAGTTGGTACAACGCTGGCAGATACGGATCAAATCCAAATTGGCGGTGTAAACTACCGCGTACATTGGACAAACAAAAACAAATCGCACGCAACGGCGCTGCGAGTCATAGTTACGGAGGCATAGATGGAGTGGAATGAGGTTGTGAACGGGATTCCCTTGATTTTCGTGGTGATGGGACTGGTCGAGCTTGCGAAAGTGTTTGGCGCGAGCGGGAAGCTCCTGACCGGTATCAGCGTTGGAATCGGGCTTGCGCTGGGTATGCTGTATCAAATCAGCCTGGGCGTGCCGGTTGACTTTGCTGGCTGGTTCGGCGCGGCTGTGTATGGATTGGCTTTAGGCATCACGGCAAGCGGTGTGTATAGCGCGATTCGCAACGCAGCGAACCCTGGTCAGGGGTAAGCCATGAGCGGCGAAGAGCTTGCGGTGATATTCGCCGCTTTATTCGGGGGCGGCGGTTTAGGCGCGGTTATTGTAAACGCTGTCGCTAATCGCAAGCGGGTAAGCGCGGAGACCGAGAAAATTAAGGCTGACTGCCTTGCGTCGCTGTCGAGCGCGTACGAAACACGCCTTGACGCGCTCACGAAACGTGCCGTGCAACTTGAGGCAAAAGTGGACCAACTGGAAACGCAAGTCAGCAGTCTGCGTGCTGTATTGTCTGATAGGGAGGCAACTATCTTGAATTTACAGCAGGAAAACGCAGATTTACAAAACCAACTGGATAAGATGTCAGCGGCTGTGAAAGGTCGCGATAAGCGCATCCGAGAGCTTGAACGCCAGGTGGCCGAGCTTACTGAACGCCTGAACGCCATGAACGGGAAAAGCGGTGTGACTACAGATGGTTGAGGTTACGTTCCGCACCACTATCAAATATGATCGCATTCCCGAAATAACGGCGCGCTTCCCGGGCGCAGTGCGTGCGGCAGTGGCTAAGGCGGCTTATGATACAGAAGCTGACGCTAAAACCCTTTGCCCTGTGGATACGGGTGCGCTCTGGGGCAGCATTAAGACGCAGATTAACGGAGCGAGCGCGAAGGTTACGGCAAGTATGGAGTACGCCGGATACGTGGAGTTTGGGACATACAAGATGGCTCCGCGCGCTTTTATGCGCCCGGCGGCTGACGTGAATGAGCCAAAGTTTTATGCGGCGATGGACGCNCTGGCGGCGAACCTATGAGCAACGCCGCCAGTTGGATTCAAACGACATTGACGACCGANANNNCNNTGGCAGCCTTNATTGGAACGCGCGTCTANCGCGACCAGGCACCCAAGAAGGCAACTTACCCGTTTGTAGTTATTTCGCAGATTGACGCTGTTCCGGTGAAAAATGCGTTCGCAGATATTCTCATGGACGGCGAACGCTGGCAGATAAACGCCGTGGATGACGGCAAGCTGTATACGACAGTAAACAGCATTGCGGCAAGGATACGGACGCTGCTGCATAAGACGCGCGGGAGCAACGTTGTAAGCAGCGTGCTTGAGGCGGAGTTCACGCGATCTGAAACAGATAGCGCGGGAAATATGTACAAGTCAATTATTATGGACTTTCGGGTCCACACACAGTAGGAGCAAACATGACAATACCAGCAAGTGTTTATCAGGGCATTCAAGTTGGGGTTGAGACCACAGCGGGAACGGCGGTGGCTGCCAATAAGAAGCTGCTTTCGGTCACAATGAAGCCAAGCCCGCAAGCGGAGACAAAGCCGTTTGAGGCGATGGGCAATAAGTACGCGAGCTTCGTCACGCTGAACAAAGAGTGGTCGAGCATCGCGATTGATGGGTCGCCGACCTTCAACGAAATTGTGTATCTGCTTTCCAGCTTGATGCACTACGCCGCGCCCGTGCAGCAAGGAGCAACGGCTGCGTACAAATGGACGTTTGTTACGAACACGTCCGCCGCGGATGTAGGCAAGACGTTCACTATCGAACAGGGCGACGCGGACAGAGCCTGGCGCGTAGCAGGCGCGCGCGTGAGCGGTCTGACTTTTGACTTCGGGCGCAATGAAGTCCGCGTTTCCGGCAATGGGGTGGGGGAGCAGCTTGAGACTGGCGTTACTTTGACAGCTTCGCCGACCGCGCTGACGCCGGTGCCAATTCTACCGACCATGCTTAAGTTTTACATGGAGGACTCACAGGCGGCTTTGGCTGGCGCAACTGCCCTGACCAATTCGTTCAGCATGCAATGGAGCCTGACTGACAAATTCGGGCTGGCATGGCCGGTTGGGCAGGACGCGCTTACCGTTGATAGCAAGCCGAACGCGAGCGGAAAAATTGTTATCGCAACCGATACCGCTGGTATTGGTTTGATTGCCACCATGCGGGCAGCCAATACAAAGTGGTTCAGGATTGAAGCGACCGGCGCGCTGATTGCATCGCCTTACTATCACAAGTTCACGATTGACTTTCC